TTCTTTAGTATTGTCCCAACGACCTTCTGCTAAAATATCAGACATTTTTTCTGTTTCCTTATTTTTAGTTTAGTCCTGCGAGACGCTTAATTTCAATGATATTGCCCTCATCGTTGGCGTTTGCAGTTTCTGTTTTATTACCTGTTACTTCTTTAGACTCTGTTAAAACTCCTGCTTTCGCTTCTGCTTTAACATCGTTCTTTAGAACTGCTGGTAAATATTTGTTAAATGTTGCCTCAATTCTGTCTGTTACGACATTTTCTAGTAAGTCTTGCATTACTGCTTTTTGATCCTTACTTAAAGGCGCCATCATTTCGGTTAATTTTTGATCACGAACAATGCGATCGTTTATTTTACGAATTTCAGCATCTTTGCTTTCAACTAAAGTTGACTTCTCGTTGATGTTTTTAGTTGCTTCATCGAGTTGTTTTTGTACTTCTGCTTTTTCATCTTGTAACTTCTTAATCTCTGAATTTTCATTCAAATGCGAAGTTGCAAATTCTGAAGCAAAAGTTTCGAACAATTTACGACCAAAGTTATTCTGACGTGCTTGTTCGATGTCTTCTTTAAGTTGAGTTAACTCGTTGTTAAGATTCTTAACTACTGCGTCTTTGACCAATTTACTTGATCTTTCAACAAACTTCTCTTTAAGTTTTGTTAGTTGTTCTTTACCTTCAGCAACTAGTTTTACTCTAGTTTCTACAACCGCTTCTTTATCCTTATGGAATTCTGCGATCTCTTCTGAAAGTGCTTTTACAACAAACTTTTGTAACTTATCAAGAGTTTCTGCTTGAACTTTACGATCATCGTTAAGTTCTTTAAGCTCAGCACCTAATTTAGATAGCATAAAGTTTTTAACTTTATCAGTTTGTTCATTCATTTTAAGATTGAACTTCACTCTATCTTCTTCTAGTGCTTTACGCTCTTCAGCAATTTTTGAAAGTTCTGCTGTTAATTGCTCATTAACCATTTTGTCAAGACTCTCAACCATTGTATTTTTGTCATGCTCATAACGACGTGAAAATTCATCACGTAATTCACCGCGGATCTCTTCACGAGTTTCATTCATCTTAGTTTCCCAAGCCTCTTGAATTTCGTTCTTAGTCTCCTCGTTGACTATACCGCTATCTAGCAATGGTTTGAGTGCGTCAAACATTTTGGTCAACTCCTTAATTTAAGTTCATTGATAAGGTTTACAACCTCATCTTTTAAAAATTTCTGCACACGAGCATCACCTTTTGCCTCTGCCGCCAATCCTAAAACTTTATGACCATGTTTCATGTTCAATAAGCCTTCGTAAATGGCAGTTGGGTAGGCATTTGGTGCACTTGGTTGTGCAACTACGTCTACTGTGACGATTTCGAAACCGGAAACTTCTCCGGTGTTATCATTGACTTCGCCGCTTCCGCGACTTGAAACTCCCAATTTGACACCACTTTCTAGCATTGTTCGTACCAGTTGACCCATTGGTGTTGGGAGAATTTTTAGTTTACCATAACCATTTGGACCATCCATCCACATTTCAGTAATCATGTGGCATACTCGATCCAAGTTAATTTTTAAATCGTCCGGATGGTCTACTTCTCCTAATACAGAGTTACCTTCAGTAATCTGTTCATTCAGAGAAGTAACTGCGGTTGCAATCTGGTCCACAGGGTAAATTCTTTGGTTGTGATTTTTCACACCACCTTGAATACAAATGCCTTTAAGGAATAAATCCTTACCATCATTCGCACTTTCTGTAACCATTCTTGCTTGGTCAAAAGTTAAGTTCTCTTTTAGATATACTGAGCTCATTCTATATTCCTCTCTTTAAAAAGTATTATACTTTTTTCAAGTTAGGTTTTGTAGTACCACCCATATCTTGTGCCTTCGGAGCAGGTGCGCCTGTCTCTTCTGACTTAGATACTTTTATACCACCTTTTTGCTGTTTAGCAACTGGAGATGCTTTGTTATCAGAATGGTCAGCCTTGTCAGCCTCTGGTGCTTTCTCAAGTTTACTTTCGTCAACTTTTTCTTCACCTTCTTCCACTTCTTCTTTTGCTTCTTCAGTTACTTCATCGTCTTTTTCTTCTTCATCAGTTTCTGTTGCTTTCGCTTCTTCAACTGGTGCTTCTAAAGACTCTTCAGTTTCTTCAGGTGCTTCTTCATCAGCCGGTGCTTCCATTTCGTCTTCACCGCCTTCTTCTTTTGCTAATAAATCTTCGAATTCTTTTTGTAGATTAGCAATCGCTTCTTCAGTGTCAACAACTCTGTCTTCTAACTCTTCCATGTCGCCTGCTGATTCTTCACCTTCTTCAGCCTCAGGTTCCATACCCATTTCTGCTTCTAGTTCATCGCCTGCATCTTCCATGTCGTCATCATCTTCAGATGTAACACCTTCTTCGTCTGCTTTAATATCTTGTTCAAAGTCTTTCACTTCGTCTTGTGATACTTCTTCTACTTTCTCTTCAGTTGTTTCTTCAACATCTTCTTGAGAAATAAGATTTTCATAAATTTCGCGACTGTTTTCAATCACGATTTCATGAAAAAGATCACTTGCTTTTTGCTCTTCTTCGTTGACGATTAAGTCAACTAATTGTTTCCATTTATCGCTCATTCTTATACTCCTATTAGGATACTGTTATCGGTATATGTATTTACTAAAGTTTTGTTACAAAGGTGGGAAAAAGGTGAAATATTAGCATTTTTTGATGATTATTTTAGAATATATAGTATATTACTAAAAAATCTTCAATTATATGCTACTATAATCCACCACTATCATCGTTTTTAGAGCCGTATTGTGCTTTTACTTTTTGAAGTTTATTAAACTCTTCAAATTTCTTAGCCTCTTTAATACGTCTTAATTTATTAATTTGCTCTAAAGTCAATTTAACTTTACGAGTGTCGCCTGCAACAAGCACACTTTCATCGTTTTCCGCTGAGTAGCGGTTTTTTGTGAATAAATCGTTTAAGTCCATGATAACGTATTTACCTTTATAACTCAATATCGGCGGCATCTACGTCACCGCCGGCATCATCGCCTCCCACATCAACATCATCTGCTGGTGGTTCTGCGTCTGCCATATCTGTGTTCAAATTACCCGGAGTTACGCCAACACTTCGTAAATCTTCACCTACTGTTTGTTGTGCTGATGTGGTTCCATTTTCTTCTGCCCACAATTCATCATTCTCTTGGATCTCTTCTTCACTTAATCCTAAGAAACGTTTTAATGCAAAACGTTTACTAATATAAGGTGTTTGTGCTAAACTTGTAAACAACGAAGTACGTTGGTTATCTAGTTCTGCTTGTCTATACGCCGCAAAGTTTTGTGGTTCGTTAAATTTAATTTCAAATAAACTACTGTCAATATTATAACCTTTCCAATTTAAAAACATTTTAAATTCGTGGTCAAATGTTGTTGCCAGTGTTGCTTGTAATCTTTTACAGTACTGATTAAATCTATATTCTTGAATAAGAGCAGTACCTACTCTACCGTCACTTGCAACGGCTGTTCCGTCTTCAGCACCAGTTGGCAAATAACTACTTGGAATTCTTAATCCTCTAAACAACTTATTAGTAAAGTATTTCAAGTCATCAATTTCACCTAGGTTTGTACCACCGGGTAATGTTTCAACTTTACTACCTCTACCTTCAGCAGTTTGTGGAAAGAAATAATCTTCGTTAATAGATAATGGATTATATGTAGCATCCATCATATTACTGCCACCGCCGCTTTGAGTTGGAATTCTACGTTGGTGAATTTCGTTTTTAACTCTATTAACATATCCCATTGCCATATGTGCCGGCATATTACCTACGTCGATATAAAACACTCTACGTTCAGGTGCTCTTTGTACACGATAGATAATGATAGCATCTTCAAGTAATTCTTTTTGTTTGAATACTTTAAAAACACTTTCTAATACACTAATACCAAAAGGCCAATTAGGATCTAAACCTTCTGTTAAACTAATATGTATTACATGACTTGCGTCAATAGACATTTCTTTTTGTGTATTACTAAATCTTGTTCCTGTTGATCCAGGTGTATTTAAATTGTATACGTTACCTTGTGTGTTAACACTGCTTTGAGCACCTGCTAATACACCCGACTTCATATCACTATGTTGTGGTTGTGTTACTGTTAAGTTTTGAAAATTGGGATTAACATTTTTTAAAACGTATTGTTCAGGTTCTTTACCTTTACTTTCGTTTACAATTACTTTAACAATATCTGCATTGTCTACCCAATGCCATTTAAAAGTTTCTGGATCTCTAACAAATACTTGGTCACCGTACTTTAATGTATTACGGAACATTTTAAAAATTCTTTTATCAAAATCATTTAAACTTACCCAGTTGTGTAATGCTTCTTTTAAAACTTTAACTTCTGTGTCACTAGGCTTGTCTTTAAAAAATAAATCAAAAGGCGTTTTATTTTCAATATTCGATTGTGTGCTAAACTCTGCTAAAATGTCTAGAGCCGCATTAATTTCAGAATCACTATCCATTGTTTCATATTGATTATATCTTTCAACACGATTTGGGTGTCCTGTATATACTTCTGGTAAAGTACTTTGATAATTTTTAAATCCTACGTCAGCCTGACTATCTCTAGGCATTATTGTAGAACCTAAAAAACTATTTGTATCTACTACTTTAAAATGTTTTTTCCAACTCATTTGTTATATTTCCTAATATTAGATCCTTAACTATAACATATTATAGTACTTATTGCAACCATTAAGATTGTAAGGTTATAACTTTTCCTGTTTGTCTGTTTAATTTTCTTAATTCTTCAACTACATCACTATTGTTTGTGTTTATGCCTTGTAATTGTACAAGTTTTTCAACACTTTTTGTTAGGTTATCAATAGCACTTAAATCTATATCAACTGGTA